AATCCACGGCTTGATATTCCCAAAGTAATACCAGATTCAAATAATGATTTTAATATTCTGCCGGCAGGAGTTTCTAAGACCTGTACAGCTCCCATTAAATTATCACCATTCCACCACACTTTTAAAACGTTGTGGGATACATTATTTAAATTAACTATAGACGATTCAGGATGATCTAATTCTCCTAATGCTCTATGTTGATCTATATATTCTTTTTGATATCTCTGACATTCCCGTTCTAAAATATGTTTTGGATATATTCTTCCATTTTGATTTTTTGCGCCTGCTCTCTGAAGTACTCCGTGTACTACCATTCCCCCTGGAATTCCATATGATGATGCTCCTTGTTCATTAAGTGGGTCTGTTGGCGTAAATGGTATATATTCTACTAATAATCCTTTTGACATATTATTCTCCCAAACTCCTAATTCGTTCTGACATCTTTAATAGTCGTTCAGAAATTTTATTTAATGCAGTAAATGTAGATTTACCATATTCGGCTCGAGTCATTCCTGACTCTTTTTTTAACCTGCCGGTATAATTAATTAATGTTTCAATCTCTTGTAATTTTTTTGATACTTGTCTAATAGTCTCGTTAACTGTTCTAGATGGAGAAGATTTGGATGTATTCCCCATTGCAAATTTTGAATATGATTCAATTAAATTTTCATATTTGTTATCCATCGCTTCTGAAACAGATGCCCATTTCATTTTCTTTTTCTTTTTCTCATATGATTTCTTAGACATAAAGGCGCCTGGAGTTTGATATCCAGCTACTCCCCCTGTTGTGCTAGCTTCTTCTAAATCATCTTCTGTTAAATCAACAACATCTTCTGGGTTTAAATTCCTTGGAATTTTAGATTTATCGTCTACTTTGTATGTAACTTCCATTACACATTCACCTTCGTGAATTTTTCCGCATTTTTCACACACTGCTGACTCGTCTAAAGTTTTAAACTTTTTCCCTATTTCAGTTAAAAATGATTTCATTTATTTGCCTCTTTTAATTCTGTTATTAAATCAAAATATCTTAATAATGTTAATACATGGGATTCTTTAACTAATTTTATTGTTTCTACATTACACAACATTTCTGATAATTTATCTACCTTAATCTTTGTTGCTGGATCTTTTATTTTTAAAACATGTTCTTTTAATTTTGATTTAATTCCTGGAATAATTTTTGTAAAATATGCCTTGAGCGATTCAGTATCATTAACATGGGTAATGTACTTATTTAATAGATTTTTTTGTGATTCATTTAATCCAGAATATTTTTCATTAAATTTATCAACTAATAATGTATAACTTAGTAGTCGCAAATCTTTATTTTGAGATTTATAAGTTTCTATTATTTTGTCTACTTCTGTTTTTGGTGTGTCATTTATTATTAGATGATCAACAATAACATCCTTTGATTCCATTAACTGTTTAGGATTGTCTACTTCAGCATATTCAAATAATTTATATATAGAAGCCAATGTTTTATAATTATTTATACGTATTTTCGATACTTTCTGAAAATTAAACTTTTCTGAAATTGTTTTTACTAAGTTGTATCGTTGTCGTTTTAATGTAGATTTATTTAAAGTGCTGTGTGCAGATTTACATGTCCTAATAAAATCTAAGGCTTTTGCTTCTGATTTAACTTGTTCCTTAATTAATGAATTATATAATTGCAATTCTTTTGATAATTCTGTATTTTTTCCGAAATATTGTTTTATAATATCAACTGTTGTTGTTTTGTCCGATGTCATCGATTCGGAAGTTAATTTTCTGACTAACATTTCAAATAATATTGCTGTATTTTTATACTTTGAATGTTTTAAATTTTTCATGCCAGTTCATAGTCCTTTTCATATAAATATTAAGTAAAATTATAAAATATTATGTTCATCCAATATTGTTCCGTTGTCTTTGTTTTCTTTTTTGTCTTCGGATAATATTTTTGGCTTTTTATTAGGTAATTTTTTTAATATATCGGCGTTTTCAGATGCTGTTGCTTTGGTTTTTTTGAAGCGTAATCTCGAATCCGGTTGAAATGTTGTTCCAGTTGCTTGTTTAATTGTTTTTCCACCTGTCGGATCCCATCCAAATTCATTTTTATGTTGTCCGTATTTAATTCCTTCTGGTGGTCGGCCTCCTTCGTCTTTGTCTTCTACGTCATCAGAACTCATATGTATTGACGCCAAATCATGGGGAGTTCCATATGATGTTCCTGTTAATGTCGGATCGTTGCCTTCTTGTTCAATTTGGTTTTGTCGGAATCTTAATTTAAGATCTTCTATTACATTATTTCGTTCTTCGAGCCACTCATCTTCAGACATATTAAATATATATTCATATATATATTTGTCAGAAACCAACTTTAAATCTTTCATTGATGATGCTAATTGTATCTTTTCATTCATCAATGCAACTTTTTGTTGATCATAAATTATTGAGGGAGCTGTTAATTCTAATTCAAACCCAATTAAATCTTCGCCTTCAAATCCCTGAGAATATAAATGTATAATTCCGATTTTAACTAATTCCGAAACTACTATCTTTTGTATTCTTTCAATTGTCCTGGCAAATCTAATATCCATTGATGCTAATGTTGTTTTTCCTTCTACTCCTTCATCATATCCTAAAAATGGCTTTGGAATCTTGAGAGCGGCCATCATTTTATGTTTTACATAATCAATATCCTCAATGCCAGTAAAAGTCATTCCTGGCAATGTATCAATTTGTGTTTGACTATTTCCGCCCCTTACAGGAAGATAATAATCTTCTAACATGTTATTTAAATTAAATTTAAGATTATAATTGCCTGTATTTTTATCTACATATGGAATTTTTTTCATTTTATTAATAATGGTTTCCATAAATGAATCGACTTCATTGGGTGGTATATTTCCAATGTCAATCTTAAAAATTCTTTTTTCAGGAGCCCTCATAATTCTATGAATTAACATTGCATCTTCTAACATTGTTAATTTTTGGAATTCCATTCGTGCTCCCTCGAGCATAGATCTGCCATATGGCAAGAAATTAGAGTCTGACAACATCCTAAAATGTGCTAATTCGAATACATCGTATTCTGATAATTCTGAATATGAATGCCGAAATTTAATATCATATTCTCCTAATTCTTCATTGAAATCTTCTAATCTTTCAATTTCATATACAGAAAATGGCCTTGCATTTAATATTCCAATTCCTTCGGCAATATCTAACTTTAAAAAGAAATCACCGTATTTACACATATTACGTATCCATGGCCACATATTAAATTCAATGTTTAATACATCATAAAATAAATTATATAATATTTTTTGAATATGAGTTTTATTAGTTTTGATTGTTAAAATATCTCCAAATTGGTCAGCTAATGTAGATTCATCCGAATATATATCTAATGCCGATGATATAATTGGGTCTTTGTCCATCATCTCGTAATCAGTATATAACTGCATACGATTTTGTTGCATATAATAATTTGAGTCATATCCACCATATGATCCTTGATTATGCTTACGAGAACCATGTAATCTACTATATCTATCTGCTAATCGTGTTTGGGATAAATTTCCAGTTGCTTGTAGTCGATTTGTATCAACTGTACGTAGGCGATCTTTGCCAAATTTTCTAACTATTACGTTTGTAGAAAATAAATTTTGTAATCGTTTTCTTAATGACGCCATAATTTTTCTTTTATTTTAATATAAATATAACTTACTACAGAAGCCAGGTTAAATTTTCATCATTTTGACCATTATGCCAGTCCCAGCCTGCGTCTGGTCGTTGATCTGGGTTTGTATAAATAGTTGTATCTGTTTTTTGAAATTGTGATAATGCTCTCTTATTTAAATCAATTCCATGCTGTCGTAATTTTAAACTAGTATCCCGTAACCACAGCCCAATTGCATATGCCATTACCAAATCATCATTATATCCAACTTGAGCTTGTGCCTTACCATTGAGCCAAACAAATACAAATAATTCCTGTATTAATCGTTTTGATCTAATAATGGGTGTTCCTTCTCTCATATACATTTCTAATGCAGATACCATTAATGGTCTTGTTCGAGATGTGGTTGATACACCTGGCACCATTTTTGTTTTATCTTTTATATCATATCCTTTTAATAAT